TAACGGAGAGTTCAAATGTCTCGTGGAGATTTACAAGAAATGGAAGTAAAGACACAGCAATCCAAGACTGCTGTCAACGCTGGTGCTGCACCTGCAGATCCTATGCCTAAACTTACCACTGGTGGTACGCCACCAACCTATGAAGATCTTGGTGGTCCCACACCAGAGAACTACAAGGTTGATGATGATTCAGCAAAGCTGAACACCCCTGGTAGCACCCTTAAGCAAGTTAAGGATGTTGTAACCAAGAGTGCTGGCAAAGCAGATCCTATGCCAAAGGGTATGAAGGAAGAAGAAGAGATCAGTGACGAAGAAGTAGTTGCAGAAGCAGAAGAGACCACCGAAGAGGAAGTCGTAGCAGAAGCAGAAACCACCGAAGAGGAAGTTGTTTCCGAAGAAGAAGAAGTAACTGAAACTGAGGAAATCGTTGCTGAGTATGACATCGAAGAAGATGTCAATGCTCTTCTTCAGGGCGAAGAACTCTCTGAAGAATTCCAAGAGAAAGCACGCACCATCTTTGAAGCAGCAATCAACGCAAAGGTTGCTGGTATCAGAGAAGAGTTGGAAGCAAAGTACGAAGAGAAGTTCGTAGAAGAAGTTGCTTCTGCTAAAGAGTCACTCGCTGAGCGTGTTGATTCTTACCTTGAGTATGTTGCTGACGAGTGGATGTCTGAAAATCAACTCGCAGTTGACTCCGGTCTTAAGACCGAAATGACTGAATCATTCCTCACTGGAATGAAGAGTCTTTTTGAAGAACATTATGTAACAATCCCTGAAGATAAGTATGATGTGCTTGAGAGCATGGTAGAAAAACTTGATGATATGGAGACAAAACTCAACGAGCAAATTGAGAAGAATATCACCCTCAACTCCAGACTCTCTGAGTCTGCTGCTGAAACTATTCTGAACGACGTTTCTGAAGGTCTTGCACAGACTCAGAAAGAGAAGCTCGCCTCACTTTCCGAAAGTGTGGAGTTTGAAAGCGAAACACAATATCGTGAAAAGTTAGAAACACTGAAGGAGTCATACTTCACTCAGAAGAATGTTTCTACAACCGCTAAAACCGAAACCCTTTCTGAGGGTGTAGACTCAGCACCAGAAACCGTTTCTGGTTCTATGGATGCATACATCAGAGCACTGGGTTCAACTCTTAGCAAATAACCTCTGAATTTAATATTAATTCAAACCGTAAACTAACCACATAGGTAAAAAGCAAATGTTCCATTCCGAACAGTTGCAGGAAAAGTGGGCACCTCTCCTCAACCATGAGGGTCTCGATAAGATCGAAGATTCACACAAGAGAGCCGTTACCGCTGTCCTGCTCGAAAACCAAGAAAAGTTTCTTGCTGATCAACAAGCATTCGCACAGTCTGGATCCTTCCTGACTGAGCAACCCACCAACTCTGTTGGTGCAACTGGATACCAGTCTGGTGGCGGTCAAACCGTTGCTGGTTTCGATCCTGTACTGATCTCCCTGATCAGACGCTCTATGCCTAACTTGGTCGCTTATGACCTCGCAGGCGTTCAGCCAATGTCTGGTCCTACTGGACTCATCTTCGCGATGCGTTCTAAGTACAAGACTCAGAGTGGCGACGAAGCTCTGTTCGACGAAGCAGATACCGCATTCTCTGGTCAGAACGAAGGATTTGACCTCACCAACGGCATGACAAATGCTGCAGTTGGTATGGGTACTACTTCCCAGACTGGAAGCAATCCTGGCGCTCTGAACCCTTCAACCAACACAACCCAGAAGGCGTATGATGTTGGTCAAGGTATGCGTACCGATGATGCTGAAGATCTCGGCACTGCAAGCGACAACTTCAACCAGATGGCATTCTCAATCGAGAAAGTCACTGTAACCGCTAAGTCCAGAGCACTCAAAGCTGAGTACTCCTTGGAACTGGCACAAGACCTCAAGGCAATCCACGGTCTGAACGCTGAAGCGGAACTCGCAAACATTCTCTCCACTGAGATTCTTGCTGAGATCAACCGTGAAGTCATCAGAACCATCTACAAGACTGCTGAGTCTGGTGCTCAAGTCAACACCGCTACCGCTGGTGAGTTCGACCTCGATATCGACTCCAACGGTCGTTGGTCTGTTGAGAAGTTCAAGGGTCTTCTGTTCCAAATCGAGAGAGACGCTAACGCAATTGCACAGCGCACTCGTAGAGGAAAGGGCAACATCATCCTCTGCTCCGCAGACGTTGCTTCCGCTCTGACCATGGCTGGTGTTCTGCAAGGTAAGTATCGTGTATACATCGATCCTTATGCTGCAAACAGTGCTGCTAACCAGTACTACGTTGTTGGTTATAAGGGTACTTCACCTTATGACGCAGGTCTGTTCTACTGCCCTTACGTTCCTCTCCAGATGGTTCGTGCAGTTGGCGAGAACACCTTCCAGCCTAAGATCGGATTCAAGACCAGATATGGTATGGTCGCTAACCCCTTCTCACAAGGAACCAGCACTCTTACCTCTCCTGGTCTCGATGTTAACAGCAACCGCTACTACAGAAGAGTTACTGTTAAGAACCTCATGTGATCCATCGGTCACATACCGCACAGAGGACCCTTCGGGGTCCTTTTTTTATGTTCATAAATAGTCAATATTGTCTTTTCAAGAAATGGCATTTCACATCAAAAAACCAAGCGTAGCAAAACCTGGAACTACTGTATATCACACCGGTGGTCGTGGTTGGTCTGAAAATTTTGCTGATAGAAAGCAATATTCCGATAACCCATCATCACTGTTGATAAACACTGACGGAAAGAACGGCGGATGGACTGGTGCCACTGTCGTAAGTGAGTGATAACTAATGGCAACGCAAAAATATGATGAGATAAGTTCTTCTCGTCAAATTGAGAATAGAAATTTTTTAAGTCCTAACGGGTTTAGATTTGCCCTGCGTAGATGTCCTCAAGCTGCATTCTTTTGCAATCAAGCAAACATACCCGATTTAACATTTGGTGTAGCTACACAAGCAACATACTTGAAAGATATTCCCGTTCCTGGGGACAAGATAGAGTTTGGAGATTTAAATCTTAGATTCTTAGTTGATGAAGATCTTGGTAATTACATGGAAATCCAAAGATGGATTCGTGGACTTGGATATCCTGAAAGTTTGAATGAATTTGAACTACTAGAAGCGCAAGCAGAAATATTTGGAAGATATGCAAACGATCAGGATAATGTTTATTCTGATGGAACTCTTAGCATTCTTTCAAGTAATTTAGTTCCTAAATTCCAAATTTTCTTTAGGAATCTTTTTCCTTACAGTCTGTCTACAATGACTTTCGATGCCACACAATCGGATCAAGAGTACTTTACAGCAGACGTGAGTTTCAAGTATGCTATCTATACAATCACTGACATGAACAACAATCCTTTATGATCGATCTTGATAAACTTCAAGAGGCATGGGAAAAAGATTCTAAGATTGACATGGACAATCTTCATACAGAGTCAACCAACATTCCCACCCTCCATGCGAAGTACTTTGAAATGTACAATACAATCTTTCTTATGAGAAAGAAAGCAGAGCAGCAGAGAAAAAATATTCGCCACGAACGTTATGAATACTTCAGTGGTAAAGCAGACCCTGATGTATACATAGAGAATCCTTTTCCAAAAAAGATTCGCGACAAGGACACGATGCAGAAGTACCTTGACGCCGACGAAAAATTGTCTACAGTATGTTTGAAAATAGACTATTATGATACAATGCTAGTTTATATTGAGAGTATACTTAAACAGATAAGCAATAGAACGTATCAAATTAAGAACGCGATAGAGTTTATGAGGTTTAATGCAGGACTAGGATGATGGACGAAACTCCAGAATATGATTATCAGGTTGATTTGAAGATAGAGGATATCTATCTTTTACATCATTGCGTCAATGAAACATTTAAAAATTGGCCTGGTGCTCCAGCAAGACCTGCAGAGGAGCAGGAGCACTTGCGATATTTGAGAGATTCAATGTATAGAATGATTCTTGAATATCGATTTGACAATATGTAATAAATACTTTCAGATGAATGGATCTACGTGATTGACACTAGTGCTAATCTTGTTATATCAAAATCCAACGAAGTATTTTTAAAAATTAACACTGAACCTCATATTGAATATGAACTTAGAGATCACTTTAAGTTTGAGGTTCCTAATGCAAAGTTTATGC